TCTTCCGATCTCTTCGGTTAGTCTCAGTTTACGGTTTGAAATCCGTTTAACCATTCAAGTTGGTTGCTGGTCGCAACTTACTTACTTCTCTACACATCCTAAAAAGGAGGATAGACATATGGGTATAAGTTACCGAAGTGGAGTAAGCAAACGATTAAAAACTCACTTGGAGCTTCTGGGGTTTACAACCTTGGAGGTTTCACAGATGCTCTCTACCATTGAAAAGTGGAAGAGGTCATCAGGCACGGAGTGGACTGTCGGGAGATTGAAATCTCTCAAACAATGCCTCATTCAGAAGATAGCAGGTGGAGAACCTGTTTTCGACTGGATCGCGCATAGTGAAAGGGCACCTAAGGGTGTATTCCGGAAGCTATTCGTGGGTATTAGCCATGACAACCACAGGAAAGTTAATAAAGCACTTTCAGCTCTAATGTCGTATACTGGTTACCTTAGTAAAGAGGTAACTGATAAACAGTATAAAAAGACAATAGGCTCTATTCACTCAGAAGATGTTCTGAGTGTTAAAAAGAAAGATTACCTGTTAGGGTTAGGACAACGTATTGCTGACAAGCACATTGGAGAAGTTAAACTCAAATGGCAGTTTTATCCTGCGTCGTTAGGTACTGGTAAACCCGGTACAAATCCTGAGTGGTTCCATTCCAAATGGAATCACAATAAATGGATTGACAGCTTCATCAGAGGTTTGTCGGTCCCCTTAATAGGTAGATACTTGGAACGGAGAGGGGGTCTCCCCTCTACGCTCTGTCTCCCACCTATGTGGGATGACAGGTTGGCCGCATCTCCGGGTGACATTTCAATCATCCAGGAGCGAGGGTACAAAGCGAGAGTAATCGCAATGCCCCATGCGTCAATTCAAGTTGCTTTATATCCACTGCATCAATTACTCAACCAGATTCTTAAAAATCTGGAGACTGACTGTACTCACAGTCAGGAAGATGGAGCAATCTTCGCCCAAAAGGCGTTGAAAGCTGGGAAGACAGTTTATTCTGTCGACCTCAGTGGAGCTACGGATAACTTTCCGAGGAGTGTTCAAGTAGGTGTTCTACGCGGACTCGGTTTAACCGAGGAAGCGGAGATAATTGATAGCCTTTCAGGTTCTGAATGGAAATTGTCCCCAACCCTCCAAAGGGTTGAAGGTACTGAGTACGTTTCGTACACAAAGGGTCAGCCGCAAGGCTTATACTCTTCATTTCCATTATTTGGACTAACCCATAACTTAGTGCTCACAGAGATGTGCAGTAAGCTAGGTATTGGGCCATCAGATTCATTTAGAGTCTTAGGAGACGATGTCGTTATTACCGACTTGGAGTTGAACACCAAGTATCGGGAATTTTTGGATTACGCCAAGGTTCCTGTGTCGGAAGATAAATCGTTATCATCTAACCAAGTTGCTGAGTTCGCCGGTTTCCTGATTACAAAGGATTCCAGGTTTAAAGCAGCTAAAGTCCCTAATGGGGATTGGTCTAATGGCTTTATGAACTACCTTAAGGTAGTTGGCTATAAGGGAATCGAAAACTTCCCTTCTCGAGTAAGGTCTGTGGCACGTAAAGCCGCAGAACTTCCTGAGCAATCAGGTGGTTTGGGATTAAATCCATTGGGTAAGTCGCTTAACGAACGACTTAAGGATTTGTCCCAATCACCAGAACACGAGATACCGAAATTTGTTAGCCTAAGATCTGCTCTTATCGCAGGTACGTTCGCGTACCAAGATGGAGAGCTGGTTATGGTTAATTGGTTGAACGACCAGTTCAACTACTATGAGGAGCATGTTAAAGCTCTACTACGAAATCATAGATTAGGTGGTATTTCATCTGAACCTCACTCACTGGCATACCAGTTGTCGCTTATTTATAACGATATGCTGGGACCAGTGTACGACAAGAAAACCACAATAGGGAATGTGTGCGCATCGCGCCAACTCGAGTTTGAATCCGAGTTCTCCAAATGGAGCCGTCTCCTTAGTGGGGTCAACCGTGTCTTTGACAAGTATAATAAGGCTGCATCTAAGCAGCGTGACAGGG